AACTTACAGCTAATGGAAAATGGTATTTTGAAGGAGGTGAATAAATGGGTGAATTACAAATCATTGACGGCTCTGGTCTAACTGCAACTTTTACAGATGATGGAGTTAAGGTAGAGCCATCAACAATTAAATGCGACACTTGCAATGATGACAGATTACTTCATGAGGGCGATCTGCTTCGATGCTATGTGTGCCACACAATCAACAGAATTCCTTATCCGGTAAATAGGAATTTAAATGCCTAATTACGAATATGAATGTGATGGCGAGGGGTTGAGTATTGTATTGGATCTTCCAATGGAGCACGAAATTCCTTGTTGTCAAGTATGTGGGGCTAAGTTAAGGCGTGTCTATTCAGCAGTTCCAGCAATCTTTAAGGGAAGTGGATGGGCTGGTAAAGGTGGTTAAATTCAAATGCAATGGCTGCTCTGGTAATACTGAATTTATTTGGCTTGAGGGTTATTCCACAGCTCATGGATTTAGGGTTTATCAATGCCTAAGATGCAATTGCATTGGAACTAAGAATCTAGCAGAAGCGACTGACACTCAAGAGCCTGTCATTAGATGCACCAAATGCGGGTCTTGGATGTTCGTAGATCAGGAGTGCCATACATGTGCGCTAATCATGACGAAATGACGCATCAAATCAATTGGGATTATCAAAACAAGCTGCGTGAGCAATGGCTACTTGATAACCCAGATGCACAATACATAGGTTGGATGTCGATATGAGTGTTGCCGGATACGATGAAACTTGGATTGAATTGATGGGAGTTAGGATCATGACTTGCCGTCTGACCTGCGGTTATGGTGATGGATTAGGAATCGTATGATACCCTTAAACGCAAATTCGCTTTCAGAGCGAAAGGGCGATCTGCGAAGCAGAAAGATCGCAAGGTTTGGTTTGGTGATACCTCTGTTCATAGCCTTAAACATAGGCTTATTAAAAGATGATTCCGTTGCTTCAATAGATAAAACAAACCATTACAGACAATGGGCTTTTATGCAGCTTAACAACCTAGATCAATTTTATTGTTTAGATGAATTGAATTTTAAGGAATCAAGATGGAATCCTAAAGCCAAGAATGGTAGTCATTATGGTATTCCTCAAGGTAGATCTAAATGGTTAGCAACAGTTGATGGATACAAACAGATTGATTGGCAATTGAAATACATAAAGAAGCGATACGATAATCCTTGCAATGCTTTAGAGCATCATAAGATTAAGGGATGGTATTGAGTAAGTCAGCTTTAAGATCAACAGGATCTACAAGGCAATGGAGAAAGATAAGGGAACGCATCCTTCGATCTGGTCAGTTCCTATGTGTCTATTGTGGGCAAGAAGCCGATACTGTGGATCATGTAATACCAAGAAGGCTAGGCGGTAATGACAGCGATGACAACCTTGTTCCAAGTTGCAAAAAATGTAATCTATCTAAGGGTGGGCGGTTTTTTGTGAGCAAGAGAACACCACCGACCCCCCGTTCCTTTTCTAACCCACAAAACACCTCAATAAGCCACGATCAGACTGGATCAGATTGATCAACCTTGAAACAGGTGAGATAAGCGTGGATCAGGCTTACTCAGGATTAGGAGGTGTGCAAACACCCCGTATTCACTCAAAACTTAATGATTTACATTCAAAAGGGCAAGAGATGATCGATTTTGCTACTGAACTTGGCATTAACCTGATGGAATGGCAAAAGTATGTCTGTATTCATGGACACAAAGTCCGAGCCGATGGTCGCTGGGCTCATTCTGAACTTGGTTTGATTATGGCACGCCAGCAAGGTAAGTCCACTTTGATGATGCTCAGGATTTTGACAGGAATGTTTGTGTGGGGCGAAGGCTTGCAGCTTGCATCCGCTCACAGACTTACAACCTCACTTGAAACATTTAGACAGATCGTTGGTTTGATTGAAACAAATCCCAAATTGGAAAAAGAAGTAAAGAAAATCCGGTGGCAACATGGCGCGGAAGAAATTGAATTATTTGGTAACAGGCGGTTTGTCGTAAAGGCTGCAAACAATGCAGCTAGAGGATTAAGCAAACCTGAAACAATTCACCTTGATGAATTAAGAGAATACAAAGATGAAGATGCTTGGTCATCAATGCGCTACTCAATGATGGCTGCTAAAAATCCGCAAGTATGGATTTATTCCTCAGCTGGTGATCAACATTCCGTAATCCTAAACAAATTGCGTGAGAGGGCGTTGGCTTCAGCTACAACCAACGATCCAATAGGTTGGTTTGAGTGGAGTGCAGAACCTGATGCTCCCATCTTGCTTCCGTCAGGCGAGATGAACTGGAGTGCATTTGCTCAAGCCAATCCATCATTAGGAATAACAATTCATCCAGATAACTTAAAAGCCGTAATCAATGATCCGCCTGATATTGTAAGAACCGAAGTATTGGCTCAATGGGTAGATACAATAAATTCAGCAATCGATGCGCAAAAGTGGGCAATGTGTCAAATAGATGCAATTCCGTTAGATCCTGAGCAACCTACTTGGCTTGGTTTAGATTTAAGTCCAGATCGTAAATTTGGGGCTTTAGTTGCTGCTCAAAGATTATCAGGTGAGAGATTTTACATTCAATTGCTTCATACTTGGTCAAACGATTACAGCTTAAACGATTTAGCAGTCGCAAACGATATTGCGCCTTATGTTAGAAAATACAATACGCAAACTGTGGCTTATAGCAAAAGGACAAGTCAAGCAGTTGCAAGCCGTCTTAATTCTGCCGGTATTCAAGTAACTGACATGGATGGAGCAATATACGCGGAAAGTTGCGATCGTTGGCTTGGAGCAATTAACTCACACAGGTTGCAGCATTCAGGTCAAGAGGAATTGACGCAACAAACTTTATCAGCTGCTAAATTGCCATTTGGCGATGGATCTTGGATTATTGGAAGGAGGGCTAGTAGGGTCGCTGTCTGCGCAAGTGTGGCATCAGCATTAGTTACATATTTTGCGACACAACCTGAAACTGAAACAGACATACAAATCGCATAAATTTGACTTTATGGTATATTATACACTAATGGGATTATTCGATAGATTTTTGACAAGTCAGACACCAACAATTCAAACAGATGTTGCCGCTGCCAATACGCCTTACAATTTACAGTCAGCTGTTGGCGGATTGTTTTATGGAGCACAAACTGCAACTCGTGAACAAGCAATGTCAGTTCCATCAGTTGCTAGAGCAAGAAATATAATTTGCTCAACAATTGGTTCTTTGCCAATTGAAACTTATAATCATTTTACAAAAGAACATTTAGATCCAAATCGTGTAATTATGCAACCAGATCCAAGAATTGCTGGTTCTGCTATTTATGCATGGATTTCTGAAGATTTGTTATTTTATGGAGTTGCATACGGACAAGTTTTAGATGCTTATGCTGCATCAGATAACAGTCGAGTTCGTGCATGGACAAGAGTTGCTCCAGATCGCGTTACATATAACTTAAATGCAAATCAAACCGAAATTACTTCATACATGGTTGATGGAATGCATGTTCCAGCAACAGGCATCGGTTCTTTAATTGTATTTAGTGGATTAGATGAAGGCGTATTAAATCGCGCAGGTCGCACAATAAGAGCTGCTCAAGAATTAGAAAAGGCTGCTGAATTATACGCTAAAGAACCAGTTCCCACAATGGTATTAAAATCAAATGGAACAAATCTTGCACCAGAGCGAATTACAAAACTTCTTGAAAGTTGGAAAGTTGCTAGAAACACAAGAGCAACTGCATTCTTAAATGCTGATGTTGAATTAACAGCATTAGGTTTTGATCCACAAAAATTACAATTAAATGAAGCACGCCAATACCTAGCAACAGAAATTGCAAGAGCAGTTGGTATTCCAGCATCATTCTTATCTGCTGAAACAACCAGCATGACATACAGTACGACTATTATGGAACGCAAAGCCCTTATTGATTTCAGCTTAAGAAATATAATTACACCAATAGAGCAAAGATTATCTGCTGCTGATTTTGTTCCAAATGGTGTTGAGGTTCGATTTGACATCGATGATTTCTTGAGAGGCTCAGCATTAGAGCGTGCTCAAGTTTATGAAATCCTAAACCGCATCGGCGCAATGAGCGTTGAACAAATCCAAGAAGAGGAGGACTTAATCCGATGAAGATTAATTTCCCAATTACTATAACCGCTGCCGATACAAATAAGAGAACCATCTCTGGAACTATCGTAAGTTGGAATGAAGCAGGAAATACATCAGCAGGAAAAACAATCTTTAGTAAAGACAGCATTGATTTCTCAAAGCCTGTTAAATTGTTATTAGAACATGATAAAACTCGCCCACTTGGAAAATTGGTTGATATAACTGCCAATGATCAAGGTTTAGAAGGAACATTTAAGTTAGCAAAAACTTTTGCAGCTGATGATGCTCTTGAGGAAGCAGCCACAGGATTAAGAGATGGATTTTCTGTTGGCGTAATGGTAGATGCATGGGATAACAAAGATGGCGCAATGGTTATTTCAAAAAGTTCATTATCTGAGGTCAGTTTGGTCGCAGATCCAGCCATCGCATCAGCTCGCGTTGAACGCGTAGTTGCAACAGAAACACCAGCAGAGAATTCCGAAGCAACCGCTGAGGATACAACAACACAGGAGGACAAAGTGTCTGATATAACTTCAGATGCTCCTATCGCAACCGAAGCGGTAGAAGCTGCAAAGTCTGAGCCTGTGGCAGTAGTAGCAGCGCAGTCAGTTGCTTACACAAAGCCACGCTCACCAATCAATTCAAAAGCAACTTACTTGGAGCACTCAGTTCGTGCTGCATTAGGTTCAGAGGAAAGCCGTCAGTATGTAATGGCTGCCGACACAACTGGAAACAATTCTGGTTTAATCCCAACTCCACAATCAACTGAAATCATCAACGGCATTTCAAATGCTGATCGTGGTTTAATTGACGCACTATCTCGCGGAGTTCTGCCAGCATCAGGAATGACATTTGAAATTCCTAAAATCACAACTGCTCCAACAGTAACACTTGAGGCAGAGGCAGCAGCAATTGATACAACCGATCAAGCATCATCATTTGTTCAGGTTGATGTTAAGAAATTTGCTGGCGGACAAACATTCTCAGTTGAACTTCTTGATCGTTCATCACCAGCATTCTTTGATGAGTTAGTTCGTCAAATGGAATATGCTTATGCAAAGACAACTGATGCTTATGTTGCAGGAGTTTTAGGATCATCTTGCGCACTAGCAACAGCCACACAAGACAACACAGCAGCAGGATTGCTTGGTTACACATCAGCAGCAGCAGCAAGTGTTTATTCTGGCTCACTTGGATTTGCTCGTAACTTAATTGTTAACAGCACACAATGGGGCAACATCATGGGCTACAACGACAGCGGTCGCCCAATCTACAATGCTTCACAACCTCAAAATGCAGGCGGAGCAGTTTCAGCTCAGAGCCTTCGTGGAAATGTTGCTGGCTTGGATCTTTATGTTTCTCGCTCACTTGATGGATACACAACTGGTGATCAGTCAATGATCGTAGTAAATCCAGATGCATTCACATGGTACGAAAGCCCACGCTTACAACTTCGCTCAGATATCACAGCCACAGGTCAAGTATCTGTTGCTTACTACGGCTACGGCGCATTAGCAGTTAAAATTGCTGGTGGCGCAGTTTGGTTCAACAAGAACTAAGTAAGCCCTTAATGCCTACTGGTGCTCCCGCTGGTAGGCAGCTATAAATGGGAGTCAAAGAGAGGAATTTATGCCAACAATTATCACCGCAACTCAGTTGCGATCCGTATTGGGTGTAAGTTCCTCTCTTTATGATGATACTTACCTAAATCAAATTATTGACACAGCAGAA